GAGCAGCTTTTCCACGCCCCACCGGCCATCATACTCGACGCCCATAGCGTCCAGTTCGGCGCGCAAGGCGTCCTCTTGTTCGTCTCGTGTCATGTCTGCCTCGTGGGAATGTGCCACAGGGGGAAAGTCGGTTGGCTTGGTGACTTTCCCCCTGTGATTAGTTTGCTCAGTCGTCGCCAAGCCAGACGGCGTTGACCGTGATGGTGCCGGTCACGTCAATGGTGCCGTCACCGTCGATGGTCGCCCCGGTGCCTGACCAGTTCAGGTTCAGGTCCAGATCGGTGCCGGTGCCGTCGACGACCGCGTTGGCCGCGTCCAGCGCCGTGCCCGTGACCGTGCCGCCGGAAAGCGTCTGGTCGACCTTGGCCGCCACGTTGTCATAGGTGGCGTCCCCGGTCAGAACGCCATCCGCCGCCGCCGAAATCGCGCCGGTGCCAACGCCGATGTCAAACACCGCGTCGTTCGGAACGCCGGTGCCGTCAGGCGAATAGGCCGTGAAGTCCACGCGGGACGACAGGAAGTGCCAGGAGCCGGGGGCCATGTCCATCAGCTTGAGCGAGCCGTAAGAGCCGGATCCCGCCGCGTCCGTGACCGCGATCCGCGCGGCGTCCAGAGTGAACGTGATTTGGGCATAGCCCGCCACGTACTTCATGACCGCCGTGACCGTGCCGGACGCGGGCGATGCCAGCGTGCCGACCGCCGCCGCGTTGATGTCAAGGCTCTGGTCGGTTGTGAAAATCGTTCCCATGTCAGATCTCCTTACGTCGAAGCCGTCAGACCGTAGAGGTCTGCAGCCACGCCAAGGCCCTTCTCGTTTTTCGGGCAAAGCGTGCCTTCACCGATCAGGACGAACTTCTTTGCATCGCCGGTCTTGGCAACGCCCTTGTCTTCCTTGATCTTCCGGAACCACTTGAAGCCAAGATATTCCGTGTCGACAAAGAAGGCGTTGCGCGCGAGGCCCGCAGAACCGGCCATGACGCGGTTGGGGTGGATCATCACCTTGCCGAACGGGCCTTCGTAGACGTCGGCGGTTGCCACGATGCTGTTGCCCTTGCCCGACTGCGTGGCATAGCGGAACGACGCAACGTTGCTGTCCGACATGAAGGTGACGAAGACCGACTTGACGTAGGGCGACACGAAGACGTGCTTGAAGTTCGCGCCCGCCTCGTAGCCCTGTTTCATCACGTCGTCCAAGATGGTCTTGGTGAACGCGCGCTGGTCGCCGTTGGTCGGCGCGACCGTAAGGCCGGTGCCGCTGCTGAACCCGCCGTTTGCGCCGTTTGTGCCGCGCGAAACGTTGGTTTCGATCCATGTCGACAGGGATCCGAGTTCGCGGGTGGTGCCCGCAACAGAAGCGTTGGCATCGCAAATCGCGTATTCAACGTCCTTGCGAAGTTCGACGCCCTTTTTCAGCTTCTGGTACTTGACCTGTTCGGCCTTGCCCGCGTTGTCCTCGGCATCCTGCGTGTTCGAGATGACGCCGGTTTTCCGCATGATCTGCGTGTAGTTGCCAACGCGCACGACCGGGCTGGTCGGGTCGAAGGTGTAGTCATCACCTTCAAGCTGGATGTTCGACGTCGGAGCCGCCAGATCGTCGGTTTCCCATTCCGGGTGCGTGGTCTTGCACGTCGACTTGGAAATCATGGAATAGATGGGGGTATCTTCCGGGGTGATGCGCGACACCACGTCCGAAAGCTCCTCCCGGTTGCCGACCGCGCTGGTCGACTGGAAGGTGTTTGACACAACTGCCATTTTTCAGTTTCCTTGGATGAGGTTACTCGAAGTCCACGTTCACCGCGTCGTAGATCGACCCGGATCTCTGCAGACGTTTCATTGCCTCACGGTTCGAGTTGGTCGGTCGCGCGCCCTTGCCCGGCTTCTTGGCTGGCGTTGGGGCTGTCTTTGCCACCTTCGCCTTGGCCGAGGCCTTGGCCTTCTCCGCGTCCATCCCCTTTTTCGCCCAATGGGCCAGCGCATAGATGCGATGGTCCGTGGCGTTCAGAACCTCGTCCCGCGAAAAGCCGATGGCCTTCGCAGCCTCGCCAACCCCGTCGAAGAACGCGGCGCGCGTCTTTTCGTTCGCCGCCTCGGGGATGAGAGCAAAGAGCTTCTGCCCTTCCTCCTGCACAAGCCGCTGACGCTCTTCGGCGTCAATGCCGGTCTTGGCTTGGCTGGCCTCGTCCTTGGTCGCCAGAAGCGCCTGGAACTGCTGAACCGCCGCGTCATGTTGCGCCTTTTGGGTCGCGTACTGCTGGGGGTTCGAATAGGCCAATGAGGGGTCGGGTTCGTCGGGGATGAACCGCGAGATATGGTCCACAAGCGTTTGCGTGACCTTCTCGACCTGTTCGGCTTGCGCTTTCGCCGCCTTCCGGCTTTCGGCCAGTTCTGCGGTTTTGCGCGAGTAGTCCGATTGCCGAAGGTAGCCTTGGCTCAACTCGCCAACGGTCGTTTCCGTCCCGTCAGGTAGTTTGACCACCGCTGTTTCAGCGGCTTCTTGGGGGGCTTCCGGTTCGTCGTCGTCGGACTGTTCGGCGCTTTCTTCGGGGTCCACATCTTCGGGTTGTCCCTCGGGTTCGCCTTCCTCATCGTCGGTCCCTTCCTCTGCAACAGGCTCTACGGTGTCCGGCTCATCGTCGTCCGGGTCGTAGTAATCCCATTCCAAATCGGGGGTGTCGTCGGTGTAGGTGTCAACGATTTCGGTCCCGGCCTCGGGGGCTGGGTTGTCGCTCTCGTCTGTCATGAAATTTGCCTCTAGGCTGCTCTAGCGGGTCCGCTTATGCGAAGCCGCCCTTCGCGGGCGCGGTGTCTTGCAGCAAAACCGCAAGGTCGTCCCGGAAAGCTCGTGCCGCGTGAACGTGGGCCTGTGCCGCGATCCGCGATTGTTCGTCGGGGGCGTAAACGAGGCGTTCGATGTACGACGCCTCAAGTTCCGCCATCAGGTCATGGTAAAGCGGGTTGCCGGTGATTTGCTCGGCCAGGGATTTGCGCTCTTGCGGGGTCATAGGCCGCCCCCGGTGCGTTCCTCGATCTGCGCCGCCGTCAGGCCGGTCATGGCCGCCGCGCCTGCGGCTGAACCTCGTACGTCACGCCGGTTGGCGTGGTGTACATGGGCCGCCCGCTTTCGGACTTGTACCGCCAATCCTGTTTCGCCCCCGCACCGCCGATGGGGAGCGAAAAGAAATTCAGGTCCATTACTGCACAGCCCCGTCAGACTGGTTTTCCGTGCGCATCTGGTCGGCCTGATAGCGCATGATTTCGTCCTGTCGGCGCTGGTCCATTTCCTCGCGCCTCAACTGCAATTCCATCTGGAACTTCTCGCGCTCCCACTGCAGGTTTTGCGCCTGCAGCGCCGCTGCCGACTGCAATTCCTCACGCTGGCGGATGCTTTCAGCCTCGATTTCCTTCTGACGAACAACAAGGTCCGCCTCCATCTGCGCCTTTTCCTTGGCCTGCGATGCCTGCATTTTGGCCTGCTCAAGCTGCATCTTGCCCTGCATGTCGGCCTGCTTCAGCGCCATTTCGGCCTTGGCCTTTTCCATCTCTGGATTGGGCTGGGTCTTGGCCTCTGCCATCCGCTGCTGGATTTCCTGCGGGTCAGGCTCGGAGAAGAACAGCGACGGCGTTTTCAGGCCCGCGCTTTCGACCAGCTTGGCCAGCGAATTGTATAGCTGGTCGGGTTTGACAAACGGGTTGTCCGAGCCAAAGGCGGCGATCAGCTTTTCTTGCAGCGCCAAGACCTGATGCATCACCATCATGTCGCGCTCGCGGGTTCCCGCGCCAAGGCCCACGTTTACGGTCGCGTCCATGTCGGCGTTCCAGTGGCGCGGGTCGAACTCTACCCACTCATCCCGCAGCCGCACGGTGCGCGGCTTGTCCTGGTGGCGGATCGTCATACGCAGAAGGCCCCGGAACATCCGCCGCATTCCCTCGGCAAGGTTTCGGACCATCATTTCGGTCTGCCCGATGCCCGCCTGTTCGATCATGGCCGAGGCCTTGGCCGTCATGTTCTGCAGCGCGTCCGGAGCAAGCCCGCTGCTGGCGTCGGTGATGCCGGTCCGATCCTCTGCCTCCCGGTCGAGACTTTCCATCAGCGCGAGGCTGTGGTTGGCAACGAAGGGGACCGGGTTGAACTGGACCACCGTGCGCGCGTCCATGCCGTCTTTAAGCAGAACAGCCTGCCCGAACTGCGGGTTCATGATTGCGTCGGGGTTCTGAACCGCCTTGATGTTGACGAACATCGGCGTGTTGTTCTGCCAGTAGATGTTATCCAGCGTCTGCCGCAGGAGCGCTGTCTTGGCCCGCTGCAGGTCTGCCAGGTCGTCGGCAAGGCTCACACCCTCCCACTGGTGCGGCTGGAACATCGCCGTCAGGTCCGCGAATTGAACCTCGTCAACCTCTTCGTCGACCAGCTTGTTGTGTTCGTTCAGCGCGCCCGCAAAGCACATGCGCCGCAACTCCGCGATGCCGTCGCCGTCCATGTCGACGCGCACGAACACCTCGTAATAGTCGATAGGATCGTTGGCCGGGTCCGCTTCGTCGGTGTCGTCCTGCGCGCTGTCTCCGCGCCGGGTGTCGCGTTCTTCGTCGTCCTCATCCGCCAGCGCCAGACCCATGACCAACTCACGGTCATAGCCCATTGCGATCAGGTCCGACCGGCGCAATTCCATGCGCTCACCCGTCAACAGGCTGTCGTCCAGCGTCACCGCGTCGGGATGGATCAGGAAGCGTTCACGCGGAACGGCTGCAATCCGATATTTCTTGTCCGTGTAGGCGCGCTTGATCTTGGCGTCATAGGTCGGCAGATCAATCACGCCCTCCGGCGTCTCGACCTGCTCAACGGCCTCGGTCACGTCGACGACCTCAACGCCGTCCTCGGACGTCAGCGCGCTCAACTCCTGCTCTGTCAGGCCGCTGTGGCGCGAGAACTTGACCGCCTGCCGCTCGTCATACCACCAGCGCAGAATGCCGTTCTTGAGCAACAGCGCGTCGTGTATGGCGTCGATGCAGGCCTTGCGCCCGTTGGCCTCGGGGAACACGACGAAGTTGATGAAGTCTGACGCCTGCTGCGCGCCTTCCTCGTCCCCCTCGGAAACGGGCTGATATTCCACAACCTCATCCGACCCCAGGATGGTTCGGACGATTGACGGCAGCGCCTTCTTGATGTGCGACCGCACGTCCTTCGTGGTCATCGAAGAACGCCCCTTGTCGGGCGGCAGATCGCGCATCACGCCGTTGTAATAATCGGTCGCGTCGATGCGGTCCTGCGCCGTGTCGTCGGCGTGCTTTTCGGCCTCGCGGATCATGTCCGCGACCGTGGCGATTGAGGTCAAGCGACACTCCTTGGCGTGAACTCCGGTAGCGGCGTTTCATCGGGGGCCTTGTAGACCACCGCGCCCAATCCGAAGGCATCCGCCCCGTGCGACGACCAGTCATGCTCAGGTCCAAGCCCGATGCCCCGGTCTTCGTCGCGTTTCTCGTGATACCAGCCGATAGCATCCATGCCAGCGGCGGTCTTTTCGTCAAACCACATCAGCGGGAACAACCGCCGGGCCGCCTCGACCCGCTTCATGGCAGCGCCCTTGCCCTGGTTCGGAACAACCTGCACCTCGAACCCCGCGCTTCGCAGGTATGAGACATATGAGACGTCATGCACCCTGTCGTTCGTGTCGCCGTCATGCGGCAGCACTTGCAGCGCCTTGCCGTAGCCGTTGGACCGCAACCACTCAACATGCGTAGAGAGCGGCTGGCCAACGGCCTCGTAGTAGTCCAGCCAGCGAATTTCACGGCCAACGAATTGAGCAATCCAGATTGCACAGGCGTCGGCCTTTGCCCCGGTGCCGCCAATGTCCCAGATTGCCCGCGTGGTCATGAGCGGATCTGGCGCGACCTTGCCGACCCGGCCTTGCTTGCGGGCCTCTGACAGGTGCTGCGCGTAGTATGCGCCCTCGACCACCGTGACGAACTCACCTTCCCAGATATGGGCGTAGTGGTCCGGGCGGTTCTTCATGTCGTTCTGACGCTCTTGCTCCAGCACAGCCGGAAACCAAGGGTTGTCGCGCCAGTTCAGTTCGGTGATTTTCGCGCCCTCTGGCGGGTTTTCGCGAAACCGCTTGTGCGTTGCGCTTTGCTTGCGCTCCGGGTTCCACGTCACCCAGATTTCAGAGCCTTCCTCGCGGATGGTGGGTATCAGCTTGCGCCACGCCTCATCGCTGACAGGCTCGGCCTCGTCGACCCAGCAAAGAAGGATGCGGGCCTTGGACTTGATGCTGTCTAGATTGTGCCGCAGGCCGCTGAACGTGTATTTGATCCGCCCGTCCTTGCTGCGAACGAACTTCTCGCCAATCTCGTAATATTCAGCCAGGAACGCCTCTGACCGGATGGCGGCCTTGATTTCCTCAAGTGAACTTTCGTCGAGACTGTTGAGGTGTTCACGGGCGCAGAGGATTTGCCCCTCCTTGCCTGACATGCCCCACTGGTAGCCCATGATGGCCGTCATCTTGGCAAAGGTGCGCGTCTTGCCCGAACCGCGCCCGCCGTAACTTCCCCTGTACCTTGCCGCCCCGTCGAAGATCGGGACCAGCTTTGGCGGCAGGTCAATCGTCGCTGTTGTCACGCGCCGCCCTTAGAACGACTTCTGTCGGCATGGCGATCTTGTCGCCGCCGCTCGTGTGATCGATGGATTGCGCCGGGGTGCCGTGCGCGCGGTCTTCGCTGTCCTTGAACAGTTTCAGCGTGGCCGCGTCGATGAATTGCAGCGGATCTTCCCCGGCTTCAAGCTTTTCCTTGATATTGGAAAGCATCCTGTCACGGATGAAAGCCGCGTTTTCCGCTGCCCTGTATTCTGCCTCGCGTTGCGCTGACGTTTTCCCGCCGTTCGGCTTGTTGCCGTTTTCCGCGCCAAATCGCGTCTCTGGTGATGGGTTTGGGTTTGCCATGCGCTTGGTCGGGTCCGTTGCCGGGTGTCCGCCTCCTGCTGATGTTGCTGCCCGACATGCGAAAGCACCGGCCCTGCAATCGGATTTCTCCGGGGTCGGCGCTCAGGCGACGTGCCCGCAACTCGGTTTGGGCTGGTCGGTGCCCTAGATGTAGCACAGGGCGGGGCGTGTGGCAACTAGGCGGGTATGTTGCGTACCATCGCAGCGCGGCATCCGGTTGCGCCCATTATCTCCAGACCCCCGACACGTGATCACTGTAAGATCCGAACGTGCGCCAAAGTAATGCGGAGAAGACAAGAAACACCTCATACCAGGTCACACCTTCGCCTGTCGCCCCAATTCCTGCGCCGACTACCAGCGCCAAGCATAGAGATAGAATTCTGCTGACTGTCATCCCCAATCCTCCGGCATTCCGTGCAGGTCGATCATAATCACATCATCACTCCGCCGCCATCTTTTCCGTGTTCCCCGATCCGCTCTTGCCCTTGAACCCCTCGGGCGTCTCCCAATGGATTACGTCGGCAATGACCTCGACCACGTTCACGGCTAGGGAAACATCGTCGCCCAGCAGCACTAGCGCGCGGTCGCCGGGATGCACGCGCAGGGCCTCGCGGCGTTCGGCCTCCAATTCCTCGGCAACGGTCGGCATCCCGAGAAACGTCCGCACGTCGTCCTCTGACGCGATATAGGGGACCGGCCCCCAATCGGACGGCTTGGTAACGACGCCGGTAATGACCCGCTGTCGCCGCAGTTCGGCCCATGCCGGGGCGTGGCGGAATTTGGCGAAGAGATACCCGGCAACCTGCGGCACGTCTGCGCGCTGTGTGCGGCCATGTGCGTCCCGCCAGATGCGTTCGCGGGTTGGGTAGGCCACATGCACGCCAGCGGTGTTCAGGCGGTCGCGTTTGGCGCTCTCCTGCCCGCTCATGACGCGCAGGATGTGCCATAGGGGTTCGTCCAGGCGCGCGCCGGTCAGGCGGGTGAGGATTGGCGTCTGTCTCAACTCTCTCCCTCCTTGAGCGCGGCGCGGGCGCGCTTGCCATAGTCTTCGCTGTATACGTTCCACGGGCTGACCCCTGGGTCGGCTGCAATCGAACCGTAGAAGGTCAACGCCCCCTCCAGCATCTTCACCCGCTCGCGCAGGCGGGCGATTTCGGCCTTGTGCAGGTCTTCGCGGATGTAGGGGATGACGGGTTCCGACGCATACTTAGGGTCTTCAAACGGCCCCCTTACATGCGGGCAGTCACCCGCTTCTGTATCCCCATCAAGCCAAATCCGCTCCGGTGCTTCGCTCATTGCCCTGCCCCTATCATCGCTTTCAGAATGCTGTCCTTGGCGTATTCAAGCGCGCCCAAGATGTGCCAGCCGTTGGCGAAGTCGCTCACCCGGAAATACGTCCCGTCGTCCGCCATGTTGGCCGCGAATACGAGGCCCGTGACTTCGCCGCGCTCCGCTTGGTCGAGAACCCCCCGGATTTCGTCGATGGTGGCTTGGTCGATGACCTGCGGGCGTTTGATGGCTGCGATGGTCATTGCCCCGCCTCCCTTTTTGCGGCTTCACCGGCCAGCGCGGCATAGGCTGCGCCGTCAATGAAGCTGTCTGCGCTGTATGCGCCCTGGTTGCTGCGTGTCATTTTCAGCACCTCCATGAATTGCCAGCCCTGTTGCTCGGTCATGCTGTGGCCGGTGATGGCGTTGAAGGCGGCGACGGTCGCCGCCATGCTGCGTTCCCCTTGCGGCTTGTCGTAGGTCACGGCGCGGGCGTGCATGGCCTCTGCGGCGTCTGTGAGGATGTCTTGGGCTGTGGTCATTGGACGGTCTCCGGATAGTCGCCGGGGCGCTCTAGCGCCTTCCTGCACGGAGGAATCCAGTCAAACGCTGGCCTTCCTCCTCGCGCGTTATTGCGCCAGACCAGCCAGCAATAGGCCGTTGCAGTGCTGCCCTTGGCGCTCAACTTGCCCTTGTGCATGACAACGCGCTCCGTGAATTGCAGAATGTCGGACGGCGGGGCATCCCGGAAAAGCGCGTTGAATCGACCCGCGCTTTGAAGGAAAGCCGTTCGAACAATGACGGCGACACCGTGGCGGCTTGTGTTGCGCGCCTGTTGGATAAATTGCTGCGCCAACCGAAAGGGCGGATTTGTGATCGTCCAGCCGACTACGCCCATCCCTGTCGGGTCTTCGAGATAATCCGCGACGGGGAACCCCGCGCCGTAATCGTGGATATCAGACGCCTGCACCTCGGCGAAGTATTCCCGCAGCGGCTTGACCATGTGTCCCCGGTTTGCCGCTGGCTCGCGACAAGTCATGCTGCCCAGATCATACCCCATGTCCTTGACCCACTCGCAGAGCGCGCGTGTTGCCCACGGCGGCGTGGGGAAGTCATCCAAGCTGTCGGCGGCTTCGACTCTTGTCGCCATAACGGCGTTTGATCGGTTTTGCGGTTTCATGCCTCCAGCCTCTCACGCGCGTCCACACGCCCCCACTCCGGCGCAGTCACGAGACCCAGATACGCCAGATAGCCCAGATGCGCGCGGACGGTCGCGGGCGGGCTGCCAGTGATTTGCGCCACCCTCCACAGGTCTAGCGCACAGCCGCATTCGGGCAGGGCGCGGAATGTGGTCTGCACCTCGGGGGAGAGGGCCGCCAGTTTTGCGCGTCGTTCCTCGGGGGTCATGTCGCTTGTTCCTTGGCCCGGCTCAATACCTCGGCAATCATTGCCTCTGCTTCTTCCAGGTCCTTCGTGTGAAAAAGCTGGCCATCCCGCGCTAGCCGCGCCCACCTCCCTTTTTCAAAGCTGACCCCAACGCCATAAACCGGCTCTAGGGTCGTCGTATCAATCATGCTGTCAATTCTGGTTCTGATGCTCATGTCGCTTGCTCCTTGGCCCACCACGGGCCTTCGCTGAGGTTTGCGGGGTTGCCCGCCCAATGGCCCACGGACCAGAGCGCAACGAATGTCACGAACGTTGTCAGATCGCGGGCAGCGGACTGCCGCCACGTTTCGGTGATCAGTGCGACGTGCGTCTTTTTTCCTTTTTCAGCGTATTCCTCGATCATGTCTTTTTCTCCTTTACGTCGTAGATAAACGGCTTGTGCTTGTGCGTGCGCACCCGATCCACGCGGCCCTGCATCCAGAGGCGGTGCAGGTGCGTGGCAACCGTGCTGTGATGCATGTCCAGCGTGCGCGCGATCTGAGCCGCCGTGCTGTCCGGGTGGACGTCCAGCTTTGCCAGGATCAGCTTGGCGGTTTCCTCCCGGCTTCCGGTGACATGCACGCCGGTCTGCTGGGGCTTGCGATTGCTCCACCCTTCGGAGCGGCGAAAGTCGCGCCATGCCCTGCCGTACTCCTCCTCGTTCTCGGGAACCGGCTTTGCGGGTGCGACCGGCAGGCCGGTCAGGCGTGGTGGTGCTGCGTTCATTCTTGGGTTCCCTATCACTACGTATAAACGTTGCTCTACTTGGTCTTGCTGGATGGTGAGCGCTTGAGAGAAGGCATAGGACGACTAGCCCCAGCGATTGCCGAGGTTAGTCCCCATGCCTCCACGATCTTGCTGGCCGGAGCCGCGCCGTCGCTTTGGCCCTGCCGTGGCTGCACATGCCCGGTCAGGTTGGCCGCTACTTTCGACGCGTCTTGTGCTGCGCCGGGAACCGGGCTTCGGCCTTTCGGACTGCCCTTGGCATCTGGTTCCGCCCCACGGTATGCCTGTCGCCTGCACCGCCGCCGTCCAGTCAAAACCGACCGGCGCAGGCCATGAACACGCGTCATGGCGGCGGTTCCTCCTTCTGTGCGTGCGCCAGGAAGGCCTTGCGGTCCTTGTCGCTCATGACCTGCCACAGGTTCCAGAAGATGCGCTTGCGGGCGCGGGGCGCGAACGTGGCGCGTTCGATCCTGCGAAGCGCCGCAGATGCGTAGATCTCCAATTCCATCGGCGTGGCGGTATCGGCCCACCACCGGGCATCCTCCCGCATGTCGCCAAAGGCATCGAAACGCGGCGCACCAGCGCCCACAGTGTCCAGCGCCCCGCACAGGGCCTCGCCAATAGCCCGACGTCCGTTAGGCAGGCGCTCTGCGGCATCTAGCGCGGCATTCAGGGCACGAATGCATCCGCCCCATGCTGCCGCCTCTTTGATCGGTGCTTGGTCCGTCATGCCGCCCCCCGCTTCCGAAAGCGCTTGACCTCGCGGTCAATCAGGCTGTCAGCAGATGGATCGGTGAGCGCAGGCACCGGGGAGTCAAACCACCCGACCGGCAACTTACTGGTTGGGTAGACGCCCCGGAAAATGCCATAGGCCCATTTGCGCGCGTGCTGTTCGCCCTTGCGCGTCCGCTGCGAGGTATAGGCAAGCGCTGCGTCCCAGATCTTGCGAGGCTCGCCCAGAACGTCGGCGCGAAGGCCAGCGCGGGGCTGCAGGGCCGAGGATAGCTTGAACTCCTGCAAGCTGCCCTCGACCTCCTGGATGTTCGACCGTGGCGGGCGCTCCCATCCGCAGACCGTGCAGGTATGCGCCCGCATTGCGCCGCTGCACTCATCGCAGACAACCGCCTCTTTCGCCGCCTCGCTGCGTTCGCGGGGCTTGGCGTCGTGAGCCTCTGCCTTGTCCAAGGCCCCCACGCCGTTTTCCCAGACGTCGAAGGTGTCCAGTGCAAAGCGCTCGATGTTGCCCGAGTGGCAGAGCCACAGCGCCTTGTCCTTGCCGGGATGGATGCGCATCACACGCCCGATCTCCTGCATGTGGCTGCTGAGGCTCTTGCGGTAGGGCTTGCAGGAGATGCCAACGCGCACGTCTGGCACATCGAACCCCTTGGTCAGGACACCGCAGGACACCAGACCATGAATGGCACTGTCTGGCTTCCTGAACTCTTCGATCTTTGCGGCGCGCTCTTCGTCGCTCTTGTCCAGATAGCTGACCTGCTGGAAATTGTATCCCGCCGCACCGAATGCCGCGCACAACTCCCGGCCATGCTCGACCGTGGGGGAAAACACGATGGTTTTCACCGGCCCGCCGAAATGCTCAGTCGTTTTGCCGACCCATTCGGACACGACGTCGCCAATGATCTGGATGCCCGCCGATGTTGCCGAGGCGTCGGAAAATTCGCCGTAGCTGTTCAGGCCAAGGTCCGCGTCCTCTGGTGATTTGGCAACGTAGATTGTCGGCTCGATCAGGAACCCGTCGTCAATCAGCTTCCGGGTTGGAATGACGTTGACCAGCCCGTCCCAGAAATTCCCCATGCCCTTTGAAAAGGGGGTGGCTGTCAAGCCGACGACAACCGCCTGAGGGTTGTTCTGGATGTATTCCAGCGTTGCCTTGTATTGCGCATGGCACTCGTCGTAGACGATCAGGTCCGGGTCGCGCGGAAGGACGCGGCGGGCCAGCGTCTGGATGCTGCACACCTGGACGTTTTCCCGAGGTGCGTAACGCTCGTGCATCCCCTGCAAGACACCGTGTCGGATGCCGTATTCGTCCAAGGTTGTCGATGTTTGGTTGACCAGCGCCACGCGGTCGACAAGGAACAGGGCGTAGCTTCCTTTGGCGCTGGCTTGGCGCAGAAGGTGCGCGGCGCAGACGGTCTTTCCCGCCCCGGTTCCGGCGACAAGGATTTGCCGTTTCCTCCGTTCCCGGACCCCGTCCCGCAGTCCGTCGATGGCGTCTGACTGGTACGGGCGCAGTTGTATTTCCTTCGGGGCTTCAAAATTCAGCACGTCATGACCTCCCGATATGCTTCGGCTTCAGCTTCGGAACGGGGTTGCCCGCCGTCAAATTCGCGGATTGCCGCCCGCTCTTCCCATTCGTCGTATTGCAGCCACATTTCCCGCATCAGGTCCGCGCGATGCTCTCGGACCCATTCCAGAGCCTCGGCAGAAAGCCGCCCGCGACGGAGCGTGATGCTCCACTTGTCGCGGATGACCTCGCCACCGTGGGCGCGTATGCGGTCAACGATGCTCACAGGGCGATTTCCTGCGCCTCGAATTGACGGCGCATTTCATCGCGTTCCTTTTCGGCCTGCTTCATGCGGTATTCGAAGCGCTTGGCCGTGGTCATGGCTTCGTCGCGCTTGAAGTTCGCCGCCAGCAATTGCTTGTGCTTGGCCGCCAGCTTTCGGGCGGGGTCGTCAGCGTCCGACAGTTCCTTGACCTGCTGTTTCAGGTCCGCGATTTCAGACCGCTGTGCCGCGATGCGCTTTTTTTGCTCCGCATCCGACAGGCGCAGGTTGACCCATTCATCTTCTCGCGCCTCGTCTGACAGACGGCGGTATTCGGCACGCAGTTTCGGGTTGTCCTCTTGCGTGTCCTGCGTCTGTGACGGCGCGGCTTTTTCGGCCTTATCGCCTGCAGCCAGGAGGTTGACGGTCACGCGCTTGTTTTCTTCCTCGACCTTTTCGCGCCACTCTCCGACGATGCCGTCAAATTCCCCTTCCGGTATCGCGGCGTATTTCCGCGCCCGATCCGCCAGCTTCTTGTCAATGCCGACTTCTGACAACGTGGGGGCTTTGGAAATTGGGTTCGTTTTGGACCCGATTTCCTGAGACGGCCTCCCGGCGGTTGCCATGTTGCCATCAGCACGCTGCGCGGCCATCAATTCACCGATGCGGCGTTCGGCGCGGATCCGGATTTCTGCGGCTTGGACTTCCAACTGCTTGTTCTTTGCCTGCTTGGCATAGGCGCGCATGGCTTCGCTTTGGTCGCGGACTTCCTTGACCTCATCGATGCTGATTGCGTCTGCCATTGCGCGGCACGCCGCTTCATATCTCACAAGTTCAGTCATCAGCTTTCCTTGACCTCGATACCCATCGCCTGAGCCACAGCCCGGCGGACCTCGTAATCCCGTGTCGGTGTTCCCTTGGCGTCCTCGTAGACCTCTGCCCAATTCAGGCGGCGGTCCTCGTAGGTGAAATCCACGGTCATTTTCATCTGACGCCCGGTGCGGGTTTTGAGCGGCCCGTCGCGGCCTTGCAGGGGAATTTTCACCTGACGTTTCAGGTTGCGGATTTCCCCGCCCTTCTGCATCAGGACCAGTTCCGCCCACCGCCGGGCCTCGCGCAGGCTGTCGAAGCGGATGCCGTCAACAACGGTCGAAACAGCGCCAAACTTGTTCATGCCAGCCCCTGTTCCTTGCGCCAGTTGTAGAGCGTGAATGACCGGACCCCGAGAGCATCGGAGACGGCCTCAAGCGTTTGGCGCTCCGAAAGAAGCTGCTGGAACGTTTCAGCCTTGAGCCAGTAGAGCGCGCGGGACTTGTTGCGCGGCAGGCCGTTCTGAGAGCGCCAGTATTGGACGCCAGACGGCCCAACATTGCCGAGAAGGTCAGCAATCTGCGCATCATTCGCACCCATGCGGTAATGGTGCAGGGCCAAGTCGTGATCGATCTTGCGGGTGCTCATAGATCGTCGCCCTTCGGCGGCAGGGCATCGGCCAGCGTTTCAAACGCCTGCCCGCTGGCCACCACGCAGGTGATGCCGTTAGGATTGGTGTAAGTAACCGTCCAGGACACGCAGGTGATGCCGTTAGGATTGGTGTAAGTAACCGTCCAGGAGCCGGTGTCGGCGTTGCTGAACAGTTCCATGACCATTCCGCCGGAGCTCATGCCGAACGCCACCCGCGTCTCTGAGAAGTGCTCTGCGAGGTTGCGTAGAACCACGTCATGCGGCGCGCACTTCGGCGCGGCGTTGGCGGCTGTGGATAGGGCAAGCGCCCCGATGATGGTCAGGATGCGCATGGGTCTAACTCCGGTGCTGTGCCCCCGAAAAGCCCCGGCGACCGAAGCCGCCGGGGAGTTGCGCGCAGGGGAACAGTGACGAGGAAAACCCCGCGCGGGGAGCAAAAGGTGCGGGCCAGAGGCAGGGGGGAGGATGCCCCCGGCCCGCTTACCGGCGCTGTCCCGACCGCCGGTATTCTGTGAGTGGTGGCGGGGAAAACGGCGCGCGCTTTCCCCGGTGCTGGCACAAATTCGGTCATTGAAATGTGACGCGGGTGTGCCAAGCTTTGGGATAGGCAAGAAACCTCCGGGCATCATGACGCCTCCTGAGAAGGGGCGCTTTCAACCGATGGAGGATTGCTAACCATGTACGAACGCAACCGCTCAACATCTGCGGATAGCTGTTCAGCCCTGCGGATCATCCGGTCACGCAGGCGCGGGTTCCCGGTTGCCAAACGGCAGACCGTCGCAGGCTGGATGCCGTGCGCAGCCGCATATTCGTCAACCTCGGACAAGAGTTTATCGATTTGATCCATGCATCAGACAGTGCCAAACGGCACCACAATAGTCAAGTGCCGAATGACCTGTTGCGACCAACGTCGCCGCCGTGCCTTACAAGCGGCATGGCTGACCGGTTTAGAAGAGCACTTCTTTGGCACATGGAGCGGCACGCTACGGGCGTTGCCGAGTTGGCGCGTGCTACTGGCGTGTCTGCGGATGTAATCAAGAAGCTGCGCACCCGCGAGGGGGCCTCGACCACTGCCGAAAATGCGCTGCTTATTGCTTCATTTTACGGCAAAAGCGTAAACGACTTCATCGCCATGCGTGAGACGTCCGAAGCGACGGCTACTCTTGCAATGCTTGATTTGCTGTCAGAAGAAGAGCGGCGGATTTTGCGGTCACAAATTCAGGGCCTGATTGACGCACGCGGGAGATAAGAAGCCTTAGCGCCATTTCCTGGACTGCTTTCAAATCGTCGTGCGCAACGTTCAGCCCTAAAATATTCACGTACATCTTGCCCCGCCCTCAATAGAACGACCCTAAACAATACGTTCGCGCATACGCAAGGCAAAGTTTCGGTGCCGTTCGGCACTTTTGCACTTGACGCGGTGCCGTTTGGCACTTATCGTCCTCCATACCAGCCAATGGAGGACCACATGGCAACTTGGAAGAAAATCACCCGCAAGCGCTTCGCCGGAAAAGCCAGCCGAACGGAATTTGCTGTGAGCCGCAGCCGCACAGGCACGCAGAATGCAACCCTTATCATCCCCGGCTGCGCGGGCATCGAAGATGAGCGCGCCAACGTCTACTCGGATGGCAACGGAAAGCTGGCCTTCCACTTCGCTGGCGACGGCGTTTTCAAGGTTACGAAGGGGTCCAGCGCCGCGACTTCTTGCCGGGTCAGTATCCCCAAAGATTACGCGGAGCGCATCCCCTTCGGCGTCAACGACGTCAGCCTGACCCGCGACGGTGACATGTACGTGCTCGACCTCACCCAGATCGGCGGCGGGGCGTAAAGCCCCCTCCCATACCCACGGAGGACCACATGCCAGCCATACTCATCCGCCACACGCCGCGTTTCAACTTCGCGAACATGACCCGCAGTCCCCGGCGCTGGTATTGCGTCATGACCTGCCACGGCATGGATGCCGCAGACCACGCCCGCGCCTGCTACACCTACACAGACGCGCTCATCGTGGACGACCAGAGCATCCGCAATGAAGACTTCGTTGCGGACACGGGCCCCCGCCTTCATGGCGCCGAGGTTGTGCCCGCGTCCCGCCCCGATCCCGTCATGGTTTCCGAACTGTCCATCCTTCGGATGCAGATCAACGGGGGCCGTCTGAGCCGCGCCAAGCTGGCACGGGCAAGGGCCGAGGCCGAGCGCATCCAGCGCCATATCGACGACTTTCGCACCCTGTATCTGGAGGCCGCAGAATGAGCCGCTCAGACGCAGAAATCCGGGTCATGTGCGACACCTGCCAGACCGAGGAAGTCTGGGAACCTGAATTTGTGTACCGCGATTTTTCGGGTGCCAACGGGTATTACGACACGTCCAACGGGGCCTTTCGGCGCTGGTGCGAAAGCGCGGGATGGAAGACCGACGACGACACAGACACCTGCGCCGATTGCCTTGAGGGATCCGCAGAATGACCGCCTCATACCTCAACCTCCTGACCGACACCCTAGCCATGGTTGACCACGAAATCACCGTGGCCCTCGAGGACCGCGACATGCGCCGCGCCGACGCGCTCATGGGGGACGCGGACAAGCTGGCAACGCGGATCGACAATCAGCGAAAGGCTATGGGGGAGAAGCCGCAATGACCCCGCAACGCAATCACGGGGCTGCCATCGCCCTGTTCATCGCAGCCGCAATCTACGCCGCGCTTGCCGCGTGGCTGTTCTGGGGAGGCCAGTGATATGAAACGAAACCGCACCACCGCCCACTACGCCGCCGCAGACCTGTTCCGAAACATCGTCGCCCAGGATGAATGCGGCAATCCGCATCTTGCAGAATTGCGCGCCGAAAACGTGGAGGAAGCCCTTCGCGACGTAGCGCAGGCCCTCGGGTTCACCGTCGCCCGCGCTGAAATCGCCAAACTGGAGGCCGCAGAATGACCACCCGCGAACGCTTCCACGCATGGATGGCAGAACGCCGCCGCTTCAAGAAAGGCTCTGCTGAACACGAATACATGACGCGCGCAGCCCGCAAGCTGGTCTGGATCATGCGTCGCGTCCCAACAACGGAGTGGCCCGTATGACCCGCATAGACACCAATTTCATTGCCGCCGTTTCCGCCGAACTTGCCGACATGCTTGGCGACGACTTCGACCCGGAAACATTCTGGGACTCTCTGGACGGCGAAACCGACGCGCTCGACATTGCCGACCGGCTTCTGAGCCAGCGGGCAGAGGCCAAGGCGCTGGCAGACGCAGCCAAGGCGCAGGCGTCCGAACTGTCCAAGCGGGCAAGCCGGATCGCCGCCCGCGCCAGTGCTATCGACAAGGCGCTGTTCACGCTCCTGGACGCGACCGGGCAGAAGAAACTGGAACGCCCCGCCGCGACCGTGAGCCGCCGTCAGGGCAGCCTGTCCGTCCAGATCACCAACGAAGTGGACGTGCCGACGCAGCTTTGCAAGACCACCGTCACGCCCGACAAGGCCGCGATCAAGAAGCAGATCGAAGCTGGCGAAATCGTGCCGGGTGCTGAACTGGTGCGGGGCGCTGACGGCATCACAGTGAGGGTGGCGTGATGAGCCTGAGCCGACTTCAAAAAGCCGTCCACGTCGCCAAAGACAAGGAAAACACATTCGGGGGATACAACTACCGCACCGCAGAGGGCATCCTTGCCGCCGCAAAGGCGCAGATGCAAGATGGCGAAAGCATCGTTGTATCCGACCAATTGCAAGAGGTGGCGGGGCAGATTTTCGTTTCCGCCACGGCGACGGTCACATTCGCTGACGGCACAAGCGCCAATGCCACAGGCCACGCGCTGCATTCCCTGCAAAAGAAGGGCATGGATGCCGCGCAGATCACCGGGTCAGCTTCAAGCTACGCCCGCAAATACGCGCTTTCGGGCCTACTTGCGCTCGATGATGGCTCTGCTGATCCGGACGGAAAAGACAACAGGGAACCTGCGCCGCGCCAGATCGCCGACGACCTCAAGGCCGGTGTTGACCGCCAGGACACGCTCGAAAATCTCGGCGGATACTGGAAGGCCCTGCAAGAGGATCTGTTGCGGCTGCCGGAACCCATGCGCAACGAAGTCACCGCCGCCAAGGACAAGCGCAAGGGTGAACTGTCGCAACGGGATGCCGCGTGATGCCCGTGATCTACCTCATAGGCCCACCACAACGCGCCTACGCCGCCTCTGCGCTGGCGCAGGCCCCGGACAATGCCGTGGTGTCCATCACCGCCCCCAAGCGCACGCCGCCGCAGAACAAGAAGATGTGGGCCATGACGCACGACGTTGCGCGGGCCAAGCCAGAGGGGCGCATGTGGATACCGGACACGTGGAAGGCCGCGTTCATGCACAGCCTCGGGCATCAATGCCAGTTTGCCGAGGGTCTGGACGGTTCCGGCCCGTTCCCTGTCGGCTATCGGTCGTCAAACCTCAAGGTAGCGCAGATGCGAGACCTGATTGAGGTGATCTATGAGTATGGCGGGCGGCACGGTGTCGAGTGGCGGGAAGCCAAGCGCAGCGGGTGGATGGAATGAGCCGTATCGACACCGGACGCCGCCCCTACGTGAAGGGCATCGAAAAGGTTCCAGCAGCACGCGAGGACGCGCGAGGGCGCGATTGTTCCCTGATGATCCCCGGCATCTGTTGCCACGATCCAGACCGCACCGTCGGGCTGCATATGCGCCTATTCGGTTTCGGGGGAATGGGCATCAAGCCCGACGACATTTTCATCTTGGACGGCTGCGATTGCTGCCACGCGGTTTTCGATAGCCGGGACAAGTGGGCCGAGGCTGCGCTTGGTTGGGACGATGTTTTGCGCGCCTTCATGGTGACGCTGAAAAACCGGCGCGAGGCCGGGCTGATCCATATTGGAAAGGAACCGAAATGAGCCACCACCTGACCGACATTCACGGCCATATCTCCGGCCCTGACGCGGTGCCTGAAACCGTAGACCCCGTGCGGGCGGCTGCGGATGAACTGGCCGACGCCATTGAGATGAATAAGACGTGGGAAGAGATCGACGCCGCCCTCGCCGCCTACCGCAAGGCGACGGGATAACCCCTTACCCCCTGTTGCCGGGGGGACCCCTGCCGCCGCCCTATCCCCCGTGGGGGCCAAGCGGCAGGGGGTCAACACCAGGAGAATGAAACGATGGTTTACAGCCTGAAAGCAAATATCGACGACATGGGTTATCAGGAAGCCCGCGCGGTTATGGCCGCGATATTCGAGCGTTACGGGTCGCACATGGTCGAAGAGGAATTGAAGGCTTGGGAAGACTCATGCCGGGCCGACGTGCCTGTCCAGAATGAGGATCGGAAATGACCAAATGGACAATACCGGACCGCATCGAAGAACTCCGCACCGCCCGCGCTGAGGCCTATGCGCAGGCGCTGGAGGATGCGGCGGAAGCGCGAGGCATGTGGTTCGGCTTCAACACGAATGGCGAGCCAGACGGGTCATATTGCACGGTTCAGGCGCATGACCCCGGCGGCATGAAATATTACGTCAGCAGCGAGGCCATCCGCTCCCTGCCCAACCCCCACGCGCCGGAAGGGGGTGAGAGGTGACGGACAACCAAGCATGGATCATCGGCGGTCTGATATTCTGGGGGCTGTTGCTGAACGGCTGTATGCAGTCATGACCCGCCCGCTCCTTGTCCGCGAAAAGGACGCGGCGGCGCTCCTGGCGACGTGGTGCGCGACATGAGCGCCCCGCGCCCCCTGACGGAGAAAGCCTTGCGGGAAGCCGCGCAAGTCGCCGCCGAAACGGGTAGCACCGTCGTAATCGAACGCGGCGGCACCGTTTACAAGATCATCCCGCCGACGCAACCTGAAACGATAAACCCGGCAGACCTGATTACCCCATGACCAAAGGCCGCGACCTGCCAAGCTACATCCACCGCCGAAAGCGGGACGGCGTGCTATTGTTCCGCAAACGGATCGGCGGGAAGATCCACGAGGTACGCCTAGAGACGCAATTCCCCGAAGGCCAGCCGGTGCCATTTGCCCTTCATCAGGAGCGTGAGCGGCTGCTGAACGCTCCGAGGCCCGTAGCGCCGGGGAAAGACCTTTCAGCCGTTATCCGGGCCTACCGTGCCGCTCCGAAGTATGCCGACCTAAAGCCAAGAACCCGAGACGATTACGAAAAACACTTGCCCTATTTCGCCGAGAAGATGGGCCACCTTGCGCCGCGACAGATCGAACGTCACCACATAATCCGCTGGCGGGACGCATGGTCCGCAGACCACAGCCCGCACTTTTCGAATTACCGGCTGCGCGTGTTTTCGATCCTGATGGAACAGGCGAAGGATATGGGCCTACTGACCAAGGCGGAGGAAAACCCGGCAAAGGGTATCCCCGCCCTGAAATACGAGAAGCGCGAGCGCAAACCGTGGCCTGAAACAAAGGTCGCCGCATTCCGCAAGGCGTACCAATACGGCACCCGTGAGCGCACGCTGTTTGAACTTTGCTTGGGGACCGGCCAGCGGATTGGCGACGTGTTGAAAATGCAGTGGGGCCACATAGACTGCGATGAAATCCGGGTGCTGCAAGGCAAGACCGGCAAGCCGCTGTGGTTGCCGATCACGCCGCACCTTGCCGCCGCGCTCGAAGCGACAGAGCGTCGCGGGCTGTTCATCCTGTCCAAGGACATGAGGAAGGCCAAGCGCCCCGGCATGTGGGCCTATCGCGGGGCTGCTGACGCCATGCGCGCGGCGCGGGACGCCATCGGCGCGACGGAGTACGACCTTCACGCCCTACGCTATACAGCCGCCGTTGAGTTGCTCCTGGCTGGCTGTGATGATGACCAGATAGCCGCCGTCACTGGCCAAAGCCCGGCGATGGTGCGGCATTACACGCGGCACGTTCGCCAGCGTGTCAGAGCGCGGGAAGCGCAGGAAAGGAGAAGTTAGATGGGAGCAAATGACGACATGAGACAAGCTGTCATCAGTGCCGTGTTCCCCGTGATCGCTGACCGTATGGGCTGGCACAAGCGGATTGACGAGCACCCCGTAAAGAACACGAACTTTGCGGCTGACGTAGCCGACGCTGCGCTGACCCAAGTTGAGGGTCACGAGCGGGCCGCCGTCGCAAGCGCGCTAGAAGAAGCCTGGAAAGCCGCCTTTCGCGCCTGCCGCCATCCTGGCGCGGGCTACAAAGACGAAAACAGCCGCCTCTTGCAGCGCGCTGAAAACGAGATGCGCCTTGAGGTGGCAAGGGCTATCCGCGCTCTACGGTTCAAATATGACCAAGGTATTGTTCGGCCTCTTGAGTGGTCCGGAGTTGGCCGATGGTGCGATCAGGAAGCGCGGTATGCCGAGAGCAGCTTTGGCGTGTTCCAGATCGTCGACCACAGACCGCACGGCAACGGGTTCCAATACTATACGCCGTGGGACGCTGACGGTGGCGGCGTATCCTATGATAGCTGGGAGGAGGCGCAGGTTGCCGCTCAAAACGAATATGAGCGCTGCGTTTTAAAGGCCCTCGCGTCAGCCGTTGCGTCGGAAGAACAGAACGAAGCCAAAACGTGAATGTGTGGCGGCGTGTGTGGCAGGGGCTTGCGCGCCGTCCGATCATCCGCTAAACGGCAACAACCACAACGGCTTGGCGAGTTGGCGGAGTGGTGACGCAGCGGATTGCAAATCCGCAACGCAGAAATCGCATAAGCCTCTGATTTTATTGAGCTTAGCCAGCTTCCCCAATCACCTCCGCCACACAAAAACAGGTCAGACATACCGTAAACGCAACGTGAATGTGTGGCATCCCCCGCCGCCCTGTGATGGCGTCATGGGCGCAGCATGTCACCGGGTCGGGCGGGGAGGTGGTGAGGATCAGGGGTCAGTCGTAATTCGTCGGGTCCGACGCCGTGAGCCATGCGCCCCGGTGATAGGACGCCATGACCTTGAGGTATCGCCATATCGTCAGCATGGCCCGGCCTCCTGATTAGACTCGCCAGAACCGGTCATTGCGCTGGTCTGTTATGCACAGGTTTTGCAGCTTCATGCGGAGCGGTTTCGCGCTGCCAACCAGG